ATACTAAATTGCTCAAACCATTTACCAGGCAGCTTATACACAGATTGCCACGTAGAAATAATAATACTTTGACCTACATTTTTTTCTTTTCCTGAATAGATTCTATGACATTCATTCTCTACCACAAAATCATTATCATATTGTGAATAGTCTTCGAAGTCAGAATACATCTGTTGTACAAGAGAAGTTGTAGGTACAATGATCAAACATTTTTTGTTTGTCTTCTCTAGTAAGTATCTCATCAATACGTATATGATAAGTGATTTACCTGAACCAGTAGGGCTTAATAAAATGGCGCGTTTTCTGTGCAGCCCTTCACAAATTGCTTCTATTTGGTAGTCACGCGGATTAATTCTCTGACCTTTTGTGGATAGAACCAATCCGTTGATAAAGGTACTTAGCTCTGCGGGATCTACGTCGACCGTAGCACCTGGCAGGCCATAAAAATTATCATGCTCCACTTCTACTTTATAATTACGTGGTCCACAAAATTCTTGCAAATATGGAAATAATCCCACAGGTAATTCTTGTGCCTGTGAATTATACAACCTTATTTTGCCGTCCCACACCTTATTACGAAATGCTGGCATATACTTATAGCCTGGAACAAAAAATGAAAAGAAGTCTGTCAGTTCGTTAGCTATTCCCATATCAGTATGAACTGACATAACGGAATGGTTTTTCTGACTTACAACTAATTTATCCACCCGCTTCGAACCTTCTCCAATCAATAATATTCTTTATAGTGGAATGTCTCCACTTTAATACATTTATAATCTCAGTAAGTGTCTCGATATAAGTCTTATAGTATGTAATTTTTTCTTCGGATTTTTGTATATCACTATCAGCATCATAGTAATAATCCATCTCACCTTTGAGAACCTTTAGTCCTTCAAATGGATCAAAGTCCCATCCTTCTTTCTCAATTTGTTCTTGAGTCATTTTGCCATTATAGTATAGCCACTTCTTTTTAAGTAAAGTCTTTTGTTCCATCTCAGCTTTCTTTAACTGAAGACGGGCTATGGACATAAACTCCATATATTTTGCATGTAGTGTTGGGGTTTGTCTAGATGTTTCGTCAAGATTATACTGAGGGATCTCAGAGTCTTTTTTCCACATCTCGAGTACAGATTCAAGATTCATAATATAACTCCATTATATGGATCTATTTATTTAATTTCAAAGTAGTTAAATTCAAAGTTTAGTGGTACAGAAAAATATTGTATATCAGCTCTTGTAGATTCTAATGCTATCTCACCTATCGAAGTAAGCCTAGCATCATAGTATGTTATTTCTTTATTAGCATTATTTTTACTGCTTAAAGTATATAACTTTAAATCCATATCAAGAGGTTTTTGAGTAACATCTCTTGTTTGTCTATTAATATCATTTACTTGAACTGTTTCTTTTAGAATGTCATACATCTCTGTATAGTTAACTAGATTTTCATCTAATATGACATTACATAATAATTCACCAAATTGTAATCTTTCACCTGGTTGATATGTTGTTATAGATTTATATGGTACAGCAACTCCCGGTAATGTAACTTCAGGATGCGTTACACTTGTAACAAAGTATTCAGTTTTAGGATAAAATTTTCTATCTAAGACCAATTTAAATCCCGTTGGTTCTAAATAATTTTCATTTATATTATAAACCATTTATATCTCCTAAACCGCAAAGCTTTCACCGCAACCACACGATGCAGTTGCGTTAGGGTTTACTACCTTCAAATAAGAACCACCTAATTCTTCTACATAATCTATAGTGCAACCAAAGACAAACATCTCTGCCATAGGATCTAGCCATAGATTTCCTATAGTTGGTTCTTTATCAGTCGTACCCCATTCATATTGAAAACCTGAACATCCTCCGCCTTTTACATTTAGCGAAACGTGTGGGTCACCAACCTTTTTTAAGTATTCTTCTGCGTTTTCTGTTAGTTTAATCATACATGTATTTATACAAAAAAAAGGGCGCCGAAGCGCCCCAGTTTGATAGGTTATCCCTATTCTTATGTGTTAAGGATGTTATCCACACGCATAATTCTGTAGTACTGGTTCTGACGAACTGTACCTAGGCCACTTGAAGATCCAGGTGTAAATGGGTTTGATGCAAGACCGTATCGTGTCTTGAAACCAATTTTTGGCTGGAATGTATCTTCAGCAACTGCACGCATCATTGTTAATGGTACGTATGGGCAGTAGAAAAGACCGGCGTCGTATGCGTTTGCGCCCTTATAGCCAACAGTGATATAATCAACTGTTGCATATGGGTCAATGTACACTTTCATGCGACCATTCAAAGTACCAGCAAATGTGTTACCTGTGTCGTCGACATTCAATGTGTTTGAAGCAAGTACTTGTGAGTAGTCTAACATACCTGTTGATGCTAGAGCAGAAGCAACGTCAGATGAACATACCATCACGTTACCTTTACCTCTACGAGTATCTTTTGCGATTTGGTTAGCTTCACGATCGATTTGGATGCCGAGACCTTTGAATTTCTCTGCAGACCAACGACCATCAACATCAGCATTAAGGTCAATTAAACCTTTCTTAGTGATATGTGTTGATTGAGCACCTGGCTTAGCGTGAGCGTTGATCACACGAATGATTTCGCGGTTGATCTCAGCAAGAATCTCAGTTGACAAGATGTTTGCCAATTCTGATTCTGCGTCTAAACCGTGGATCGCTTTAAGATCCTGAGCCAACTCTAATGAGTACTCAGCTTTTAGAGCACGTGACTTTGCAGTCACAGTTTGACGCTCAATGCTGAATGCCATTTCTGCGAAGTCTGTTGAACCAGATGATCCAAGAGCTTCAGCAGAGTCTGTTGCCATACCAGAACCGTGGTTTGGTTGAGGCATAGCAGAGTCACCACCGTAGCTAAGTAGACCTGAACCGTCAGCACCATCAGCAACGTTGTTTGCTGGAGTTGCTTGAGTACCAGAGAACTGTGTATCAGCTTCGTTGAATAGAGCCTCTGTACCACCTTGAGTTGTGTACTTTGACTTCATTGCAAAGATAAGACCTGTTGGACCGTTCATAGGCTGTACAGATGCTAAATCGTGAGCAATTAGGTTAGGAGCAGCACGACGTACTAGGCTGATCAATACTGGATCCCAGTTATTGATTGAAGCGCCAGTTGCGTTTGTTGGTGCAGCTTCGTTAAGTTGAGCACGCTCTTCAGTAAGAGCTTTCTCAGTATTTTCCAACAGAGCAGCAGTTACTTGCTTTCTGTGGTTGTCTTTAATGGTGCCAGCTGTTTCTTCGTTAAGAACCGGTCCCCATTTTTCGACCAAGTTAGAATAAGATTCCATCTCTTGGATCTCCCTTATTTAGTTTGTTTTCTGATTGCTGACAAATATGTCGCCATCGTATCAGAAACTTCTACTGGATCAGCTTCCGCATCAACATCTGTTTCTTCTGCAATGGTTGATTCTACAGCTGGCGCTGCAAAATGTGCTTCTTTGACGGTAGCTACTTTCTTAGTGAAAGTTTCTTCGTCTTCGAAATCGATAGATTCGACAAGACCTGCAAGCTTCTCAGCTTGTGTATCAGGAAGATCTTTAGCTGCTTCAGCTACAATAGCTGAACGTGTAAAATCTTCAATTGCCTTGGCTTGTTCTAGCGCTTCTTCAGTACGAGCGTTAAGTGCAGTTTCAAGTTCTTCTACCTGCTCAGATAACTCATCAACTAAGTCGACTTTGCTTTCTGGAACTTCGATATAAGACTCTGTAAATACATCTTTTAGCTTGTTCATGAATGTTTCAGCGATTTCAGTACGTAAGCCAGTTTGAACCGCTAGCTTGTTGTCTTCCATCCACTGCTCAACTACGTAGTTTAGGTATGAATCTACTTTTTCTACGAGGTCAGATTTTGTTGTTGCAATCTCTTCAGCAAGTTCACTAGCGTAGTTCTCTTCTAATTTTTCGATTTCTTCGCTTAACTTTGATTTCATTGCTGATTCGAATATAACGGTTGTTTTCTCTTTGAACTCATCTGATAGAGTTGCTTCAGATTCAACTAATGCATCGAGCTCGCCTTGGTAGTCATATGCAACTTCTGGTGTTTCCACAATTGCTGCATCGTTGTCTAC